GGCAACCCCAAGCAGATCAACGACGAGACCGTCACGCCGGTCACCGGGTACGACACGCAGACGATCACACCCGAGGAGGGCGAGCCATACGAGGAGTCCACCCCGATCTATGGCGAGCCGTACGTCCAAACCGGTCTGAAGACATACCACATCGCCCAGACCAAGGACACCGCGGGAAAGCTCCTACTCCAAACCGACTGGTACGTCACCCGTAAGTACGAGCGTGGCGTTGAGATCCCGGCCGAAATAGCCTCAAAACGTGCATTAGTAGTAGCAGAGGCTGACCGATTAGAGGTAGCGATTCAGGGCTGTGGCACCGTAGAGGAGCTGATAGAAGTGCTGAACGACCAGAGGTGGCCCGCATAACGAAGAGGGCCGCCCATGAGAATCGCCGTGTACGCGATTAGTAAGAACGAAGAGCAGTTTGTAGAAAGATTCTGTAACTCGGCGAAAGACGCCGACTTGGTGATGATAGCGGACACTGGGTCCACGGACGACACCGTGGGCCTGGCGAGAGACCTTGGCGCCACCGTCAACCGGATCTGCATCACACCCTGGCGGTTTGATAAGGCCAGGGACGCGGCGCTGGCGCTCATACCCAGGGAGTACGAGGTGTGCGTCTCCCTCGACCTGGACGAGGTCCTGGAGCCCGGGTGGCGCGAGGAGATCGAGCGGGTCTGGGTACCCGGAAGAACCACCCGGCTGAACTACCTGTACGACTGGGGCGCTGGCGTGAAGTTCTTCACGAACAAGATACACGGCAGGCACGGCTACCACTGGAAGCCGCCATGCCACGAGATGCTGGCGATAGACCCGCGCGTGACCGAGGTCATGGCGCACACGGACAAGCAGCTGATCACGCACCTCCCGGACAACACAAAGTCCCGCGGCCAGTACATGGAGCTGCTGGAGGTAGGCGTCAAGGAGGACCCTCACTGCCCGCGTAACTCATTTTATTACGCTCGTGAGCTGACCTTCTACGAGAGGCACGACGAGGCGATAGCGGAGCTGAAGAGGTACCTGGCGCTGCCACTCGCGCTCTGGAACCACGAGCGCGCGTACGCGATGAGGCTCATAGGGCAGTCGGTGTTCGGCAAGGGTGGGGATGGCACGGACTGGTACCGCAAGGCCGTGATCGAGGCCCCGGAGGTCAGGGAGCCATGGGTTGAGCTGGCAAACGCGTGCTACAAGACAAGCCGCTGGGAGGAGTGCTACTCGGCGGCGTGCACCGCGCTAAGGATAACCGAGAGGCAGTACAACTACACCACCAAGCCCGAGTCGTGGGGCCCGCTCCCACACGACCTGGCCGCGATCGCGGCGTACAGGATGGGGATCAAGGACAGGGCAGTAGAGCACGGGACCAAGGCGCTAGAGCTCGCGCCAGAGGACGAGAGACTAAAGAAAAACCTGGAGTACTACAAGGAATAAACATGGCACAGGCAGGTTACACACCACTACAACTATTTCACAGCGCCACCACCGGCGCGGCTCCGACCGCGGGACAGCTCGTGAGCGGCGAGCTCGCGATTAACATCCGAGACGAGAAGATCTACTTCAAGGACGCCGCGGGCGTTGTTAAGTACATCAGTGGGACCACCGGACCAACGGGGCCCACTGGCGCAACAGGACCAACTGGTGCAACCGGAGCGACCGGGGCAACAGGCCCCACGGGAGCTGGTGCAACAGGTGCTACTGGCGCGACCGGTGCAACTGGTGCAACCGGACCAACGGGAGATACAGGCCCAACAGGGCCGGCTGGGGGCCCAACAGGGCCAACCGGCGCTACTGGTGCTACCGGAGCCTCTGGCGCTACAGGAGCCACAGGACCCACCGGCGACACGGGGCCTACCGGCGCTACGGGCGCCACAGGACCAACCGGCGCTACGGGTGCCACAGGACCAACCGGTGCGACAGGTGCAACCGGCGCTACGGGTGCCACAGGACCAACCGGCGACACGGGGCCTACCGGCGCCACTGGTGCTACAGGAGCAACCGGCGCTACCGGCCCAACCGGCCTCGGGTACACCGCGCTAACCAGCACAACAACAAACACACCCGGCATGGGGTCCAAGACGTTCACGGTGAACGTGAGCAACACAAGCACCGCGTTTACTGTTGGTCAAACCGTTCGCATTTTCTCAACCGCGGACACGACCATATTCATGGCGGGTAACATCACCGCGTTCTCTGGCACCAGCCTGACGATACTCTCCGCCGCGTACGGCGGGGCCTCCGCAGCTTCAGACTGGCAAATAGTCGCGTCTGGCGTGGTTTACACCAACCCAATCGCAATTGGCACATCGGCGGGCGCGACATCGCAAGGAACTAGCGCCGTCGCGATTGGGTTTGAAGCGGGGAACAGCACCCAGGCTAATAACTCCGTTGCGATTGGAAACCAAGCCGGAAAAACTACACAAAGTCAAAGCTCCGTGGCAATTGGAAACACCGCTGGTAACACAACCCAAGGACAATTCGCCGTGGGCATCGGGTATGAAGCTGCATTTTCTGGTCAACAAAATCAAACAGTCGCCATTGGCTACACAGCAGGCAGAACAGCACAAGGCGGGAGCTCTGTAGCGGTTGGAACCCAAGCTGGCACCACAAACCAAGGTATTTCTTGCGTTGCAATTGGTAAATTCGCGGGTAATAGCGGACAAGGATTAAGAGGCGTTGCGGTTGGGGAATACGCCGGATCACTCAACCAAAGTCTATACGCGGTTGCGATTGGGGCTAGCGCGGGGGACACCGGCCAAGGCCAAGCGGCAATTGCAATTGGATACCAAGCAGCATCAACAAACCAACACGCGAACAGCATCGTGATCAACGCATCAGGATCACCAGTGGCTAGTGATGGCGCCTCGCGTTTGTTCATCACGCCAATCCGTAGCGTGGCAATCACCGGGCTCAAGGCGCTGTACTACAACACCACAACCTTTGAGATCACATCCGCGCCATGATCAGCAAGTACGAGCTATCCGTAGACACGATCAACGAGGTGCTGTATTACCTGTCCGGCAAGCCATACGCCGAGGTGTACCAGATGATCGCCAAGATTAAGGAAGAGACCGCGCTCTTTGAGCTGTCACAACAACTGAAACAAAAGGAATCTGATGGACTCACAGGATCTAATTAACATAGCGATCGGCTTGGCCGGCTTCTTTGGCGGTTGGGTCCTGAACAGCCTATCAAAGTCAATCATCCGCATCGAGGACCGCATCTCCGAGCTGCCGCTGATCTACGTCACCAAGGACGACTTCAAGCGCGACATAGACGAGATCAAGAGCATGCTCATCCGTATATTTGACAAACTCGAGGACAAGGCGGACAAGTAATATGGTAGGTATTGACACCATACTGAAGATAGGCGAGAAGGTTTTGGATCGTGTGTTGCCCGATCCAACGGCGAAGGCCGAGGCCCAGGCGAAGCTGATGGAGATGGCCCAGAAGGGCCAGCTCGCGGAGCTCGAGGCGGACAATGTCGAGGCGCAAGAGCTAACGAAGAGACTGCAGTCGGACATGGGCTCCGACTCGTGGCTATCGAAGAACATACGACCCATGACGCTGATCTACATACTGACCGCGTACCTAGCGATGGTGATCATGGACGCGGCCGGGCTTGACATCTCCGACAACTTTGTGTCTCTACTGGGTCAGTGGGGCATGCTCGTGATGTCTTTTTACTTCGGCGGTCGGACGCTTGAGAAGATCATGGACATGAAGGCCAAGAGGTGAACTCTAACCTTGAACGTCTAGGCTTCTGGGTAACGGTTATTGCCACGGTTTCATTGTCAATGATCCTTGTGACCATGACCGTATCTGTTTGCATCGGTTTGTTTGATACAAAAGTTGACAACAACAAGATCTTTGAGATGCTGGTGCCAGCGTTCCAGACGATTGTCGGTGGGTTTATTGGTCTAATCACCGGCATTAAAATAGGCAGCAACCAAGCAAAATGAACCTCTCCCCGAACTTCACACTGTCGGAGATGACGAAGAGCGAGGCCGCGCTGCGTCACGGGATCGACAACACGCCCAACGAGGAGCAGATCCAAGCCCTCATGGCTCTCGCGCAGAACGTTCTGCAGCCGGTGCGCGATCACTTCAAGAAGGGCGTGAAGTGCAACTCCGGGTTCCGCGCGCCCGAGGTTAACCAGAAGGTTGGCGGGAGCCCCACCTCGGATCATTGCAAGGGCCGGGCCGCGGACATCGAGATACCCGGCGTGTCGAATTACGACCTCGCGAAGTGGATCGCAGACAATCTGAAGTTTACGCAGGTTATCCTGGAGTTCTACACGCAGGGCGTTCCAGACTCTGGATGGGTTCACGTCTCATACGACCCGAGCAAGCTAAAGAATGAAGCACTGACAGCAGTAAAAAAGGACGGCCGCACGGTCTATTTAACTGGATTACAAAGGTAAGGAGAAATAACATGGAAGGATTCAAAGCAAACCCAAAGATGAAGTGCGACCTGCCCTGCTTCAAGGAAGGTGGCTTCGTCACCAAGAAGGCGATGAAAAAAGAGGAGAAGGCCGAGGAAAAGAAAGACCTTGCCGTAGACAAGAAGATCGCAAAGAAAGCTATCTCGCAGCACGAGTCGGCGCAGCACAAGGGCGAGCCAAAGACTGAGCTGAAGCTCAAAAAAGGCGGCCGCTCCAAAAAGGAAGCTGGCACGGTCAAGCGCTTTGATAGCAAGGCAATTGGCATGAAGAAAGACAAGAGCGACAAGAAGGCGATTGCCAAGACCAAGAAGATGAAGCCCGTGGTTGAAACAACGACCATGGTCGAGGAGATTACCCCTGCGCCAATGGAGATGTCAGTAGAGGAGATGCCAATGCTGGCCGGAGGCCGTCGCCCCTTTTTTAATGAAGAGCCGGACGACGCAACAGCACCAGTAAAGCGCCGCCCTATGAAGCGACCCATGCCAGGTAAAGGCGCAGTGTCGAACGCAGAGCGCCAGGGTATCATGCAGATGTTTCAGGGAGGCCCTGATGGTATGTCTGGTGCAGCTGGTGTTGGTTCCATGAGAGCTCCCTCCGCTGCAATGGGGAACGCAGGAGCTGCCGGTATGGGGGCCATGAGCGACTTGGATCGCGAGAACCTTATGAAGGGCCTGGAAGCAGTTGGTAACTACTGCTCTGGTGGCAAGGCGTACTAATATGCCGATTAAATCAAAAGCCCAGATGGGCGCGATGTACGCCGCCGCTGAGGGTAAGTCCACACTTGGCATACCAAAGAAAGTTGGCAAGGAGTTTGTTGCCGCTGGTAAGGTAAAGAAAAATTTACCCGAGCGAGTGAAAAATAGTGCACCGAAGCGGACAAGCGGACGCGGGAGATAAGTAATGGCCTACTCAGGCACCACAAACCAGACCAAGGTCAACGTAGCTCAGATGATTGAGTTTGCCTTCCGTGAGGCTGGAAAGCCCGCGGAGGAGCAAACGCCTGAGTACATTGACGCTGGCAAGCTAGCTCTTTTCTACATACTACAGAACCTCTCGAACCGGGGAGTTAACCTGTGGATGCTGGAGAACTACATGTCCGGCACGGTCAAGAACCAGACAATCATAAACCTGCCACAGGGTACGGTCGACGTGCGTGAGGCTAACTGGCGCTACATTATAACACCGGCGATCTCTGCGGCGCTACCCGCGAGCAACTCCACCGCGCCCAACCTGTTCGACAACAATCTGGTGACCTTCGGCACCTCAACACTACTTAACAACTGGTTCGGCGCCAACTACGGAAACCAGCAGCGTATATACCAAGTAGGCTTTAACTCATACGGGGCGCAGACACTTAACCTGGTCTACGAGACGAGCGAGGACGGTGTCACATGGACTCTTCGCTACACTCTACCAACGGTCACACTGGCTGATTCTGAATGGTACTACTTCCCGGTCGATCCAAGCCCCGGCCACTACAACTTCAGGTTACGCAACACAGGCGCGACCACGTTCTCTTTAAGGGCGTTATCGTTCTCGTACACGCAGCAGGACATACCGCTCGCGCGCCTGAACCGTGATGACTACTGGAATCTTCCTAACAAGCAATTTGAGAGCGATCGATCGCTGCAGTACTGGATGGACCGTCAGATCAACCCGCAGATGTACCTGTGGCCAATACCGAACAACGACTTCCAGGTGTTCCAACTTATAATTGAAAAGCAGATCGAGGACGTTGGAGATCTGTCAAATGAGCTTTATGTACCAAACCGCTGGATAGCCGCGGTCCAGAAGATGCTGTCGCACCAGATGTCGCTGCAACTCCCTGGGATCGATCTTGCCCGCATTCAATACCTTGACGGGCAGGCTAACTATTGGCTGACGCAGGCCGAGGCCGAGGAGAGAGACAAGTCCCCGGTGATGTTGACGCCTAACGTATCCTACTACTCGAGGTAATCATGCCAGCACCAGTGTTGACATATGACACACTAATACAGGACATCATCAGGTACTCCGAGCGAGACGATCAGTCATTCGTGGAGCAGATCCCGAGGATGATCATGCTAGCCGAACAAGAGATCGCGGCACAAGTAAAAACACTCTGGGAGCTGGTGGTGGTTGAGACAACCCTGCTATCAGGCTCTCAGGGAGCGACCCTGGAGAAGCCAGCCCGGTGGCGCAAGACCGTGTCCATGAAGATCAACGGGCAGCCAGTTCTTTTGCGCGGCCAGGACTACGTGGCCCAGGCTCAGAACGAGCTTAACACGGGGCAGCCCAAGTACTACTCAGACTATGACTACAACCACTGGGCATTCGCGCCAATACCTGACGCGCAGTACCCGGTAGAGATTATTTATTACAACCGGGTTCAACCACTCGCCGACGACAACCAGGAGAACCTGATCACGCGCGAGGCGCCGCAAGCACTTTTATTTGGTTCATTACTGCAGGCGCAGCCGTACCTTAAGAGCCCGGACAAGCTACAAATTTGGTCACAGCTATACAAAAATTCCATGGGCGAGCTAACAAAAGAGGACTCGTCTCGCAGAATTGACAGGAACACATCCGTTCAGGAGCCACAATAATGCCCACATTTACATCTCCGTTTACTGGGGACGTCGTACAGCCCACAGACGTAAGCTACACCGCTCTAGCGATCGAGTCCAACGTAACACTGTCCTGGCCCCCGTACACCGTGCCGGGTGATGGCACCGTCGCAGCGTCTCGTATCATGGACTGCACACCGGACGCAGACGGCTGGGTTGTCACGCTGCCACCAGGCAACCAAGGATCGACAGGGACGGACATTCTCTTCCGTAACATGGGAGCGGATAGCTTCTTCGTTGAGGACATTGACGGCTTTCAGGCCATTGAGATCTTAGCGGGTGAGTCGCGGTATGTTTACTTATCCGACAACAGCACAGAGGCAGGCACGTACGAGAACGTGACATTCGGCG